TGCCATGTCTTGTTGTACTTCTTCTTTGATAGTTTTACTAAAGTATGACTCTTTGATGGTGTTTACTTTTGCGATGAATGAATCTTCATCTTCATAGTCCACATCTTCAACGAGTGACTGTAGTTTTTCAACTTGTGTTTCTGCAAGGTCACGAGTACATTCACGTATGATCAAGTACTTTTTGTATCCTTCTAGTTCCACTGTAGTGTCGATTACTTTCTGTGTTTGTTCGTTGAGTTTTGTTTCCAACTCATCAACGGACTCAGATAGTTCATCAACTAGGTCAACTTTAGATTCTGGAACATCAATGTAAGACTCTGTGAAGAGGTCTTTCATTTTCTCCATGAAAGTTTCAGCAATCTCAGTACGCAGACCATTCTGCACAGCAAGTTTGTTGTCTTCCATCCAAGTTTCAACCACATAGTTGAGGTAGTTGTCCACTTTTTCAACAAGGTCAGCTTTAGTTGAAGTTATTTCTTCTTCTAATGCTTCTGCATATGATACTTCTATTCTGTCAACTTCTTCTGACAGTTTATTAGTCAATGCTGTTTCAAAAAGTATTGCGGTTTTTTGCTTGAACTCTTCGGAAAGAGTAGCTTCAGACTCAACTAGTGCGTTTAGCTCAGAAGAAACATCTAAATTTGTTTCAACAACAATTTCACTGTCTTCCATAGTTTCTTCGTTCATATAACCAGCATAAAGTTTATTCATGTCTTCTTTAGACATCTTCAACATTCTTTCGGTCATAGCACTAATCATACCCGCTTTTGTTTTTGGGTGGACTTTCTTGATTTGTTCGGGTGCCTCATCTTCAACCTTATCAGCTGCTGCAATAGCATCATCTGTATCGATTGCGTTGGGGTCTTCAGGAACCTTTGCAGGTTTCTTACCGTCCATCTCTTCGAGAGTTTGTTCAACGATTTCGTCTGTTACTACATCGTCGAGGTCTTCATGTTTTTCAGTCATAATGACTCCTTTACATATTAGATTTTAGTAACGAGAGGAAATTCTTAAACTCTCGAACACTTGTCTCATACAAGACAGTCTTCGGAGCATTCTTAATTTCAATCTCCATTTGTTCAATTACTTGAGGTTTAAGGACACCGTTATCCCAAATCCAATCAACACCTTCCATTATACCATTAACAAAAGCGTCTGGTGCTGATGGGTCTTGTACGATGTCAACCGTACTAAGAATAAAGTCGTCTTTCACGACCATTGCGTCACCCTTTTTCTCAAGACTACCCATACCACGAGTTGACACGCCTAGTTGTACACCACCATCAAGAAGACCTTTAACAATCTTACCCATAGGAGTATTCAATATTTGTGCCTTTCCTACTACATCAATTCCCTCTACTTTGAGTTCAGTGATTAAGTGAGAAACTTTATCCAAATTAACAGTTGGCCCAGAGGGGTGATTGAGTTCCCCTACTGCACGTTTCTTATTAACTTGGGTTTCAACGTACTTGCTTACCGCCTTTTCCATTACTTTTTGAGGGTAAACACGTCCGTTTCTATTCTTTTTTTCTGCTTGGGCGAAAACGCCATTTATAACATAATTCTTTTCGCCATCTTCTTTTGCCTCTACAATACACTGTAGAGTTTCGTTTTCTGTAAATTCTGTAATTAACTTCATATCTTTTCCTATTTACATAAACATGTCATTTAAATCATTTAATAACTTAATTAGTTCATTTTTATTTTTAGGAATTTTTAGTCCCATAGATTTTAAATCTTTTACTGACATTGTTTGTTTACCAGCATTCATTCTAGAACCCATAACTTCGCTACTGAGACCATTATTGGTATCAAAGGTAGCAGTCATTTTATCACCATCAGCATCTTTGGGAAGATTTATAGTTACTGGACCAATTTTTGCCTCGTTTAATTTTTTTCTCATTTCGTTAAAAGTTATCATTTTAGGTCAATTCCTTTATTATTTTATCTATTGCTTTTTTTGCGTCATTCAAATTATCATAATGGTCTAAGTGATCACCATCAACATACGCAACAAAACTATCTTTTCCTTGAGTCACAAGTACAGGAATTCTATTGATTGTTTTTTTAAAAACAACCTTTCCTTCTGGTTTACGACCAGCAAGTTCTGTTATGAGATTTTTATAAGTTTTCATACTTCTATTTATACAAATTTATTTTTATAAAATTAACTATTTTATTCTATTTCTGCGATTATTTCTTCGTCAGATATTTCCATCTCAGCATCTGGTTCATCTCCATTGAAGATTTGACCTGCGACAGATACTCTTTGTGCATCTAATGCTTCTATTTGTTTATGTTGTAATATAGAACTAAACATATCTTCTGCCTTGTTCAAATTACCTGAAGTAATATTATCAATCAAATCTTCTACTGATTCTTCTATTTTCATTTTGTTTTCCTTATTCTATATATCGTCGTCGTCGCTTGCAGCTTCTTCGTCTTCGACTTGTTGTTTCATTTCATTAATATCGTCATCATTCATCATCATGACATTCTTCATAACCCATTCACGTGAGAAATACTCACCGACATACTGTGATACTTGATCAAGAGTATTCATACGGTTCTGTAGTATCTCAGCGTTCTTCAACTCTGTGAAATGGTTATCTCTTTGGTAATCAACTTGAATGTTGTTTTTCCAGTTCTCCCAATCTTGTTCTGTTATAAGGTTTTTAAGAAGAAGTTGTTTCTTCAATATACCTGTGAACAACATCGAAAATCTTTTACGTAATCTGTCAATGAACTTTTGGAACTTGACTTCATCACGATTAATTTCTTGCGCTCTACCAAGACTAAAGTTTGCCTCTTGCTCTAGTCTACTTAATGGAACATTTAATGCTCTATACATTCTCTTCTGGAAGTATATGATATCATCAATCTGTCCGAGGTTTTCTCCTCCTGGGAGAGTAGTAATTTCTGTACCCCTACCACCTTCACGTCTTGGTAACCAGAAGTCTTCTAGCATAGACATATGCTTACGGTCATCTTTTAGATTACCTGTGTTCGCATCATAGACTAACTTGTTTCTATAACGTGACATTATGTCTTTCATATATGCTTCTGATTTATTACGTGGCATATTACCTACGTCAATATAGAATATCCTGCGCTCCGGCGCACGTGCGAGGCGATAGATAACAAGACTATCCTCTAGCATACGCAATTGGTTAATCGGTTTTAATGCTTTATGTAAATAGGATACGACCTGTTTTTTACTGGGGTCAAGTAATCCTGATGTCACATAAGATATTGAGTCAGCTGAAAGTTTTACTCCAGCATTCGCTCCTGCTTTATTCTGGAATATATAAAACTCATTTACCTTTTCAACAATTTTCGCGTCAGTTGCGGCGTCTTTTTTATACTTAACTTCTTTTACTTTACGAATTTTAGCAGCATCTATGGGACGTATCTCTTGAATACCTAACTTTAAATTCTTTTCGTCCGCGACAAGGTGAAAATATATTCTACCATCTACATAGAATGAACGGAATATGTCATGTCCTAAATCGTTAAACTTTAACATAGAACATATGTTCATAAACTCTTCTTGCATGAGTTCTTTTATTTTATCTGTTGCCTCTTTATCTTCTATCTTATCTAGGTTTAGAGTCACAGGTGATTCGAGTTCACTTCCGACTATTGATTCGTTCACGATATCTTCAATCGCGGCATCTACTTCTGGGTGAGTTGCTACACCTCTATACTTCATCACTAACTGATGATTGTCTTTTGCCTGTCCACCATCCATATCAATATATGAACCATAGTGTGAACCAGATGCTGTTATGTAACCTGCACCATCGTCATCGACAGGTGCAACTACAGAACGGAGTTTTTCTAGTTTCTTATCTTTGTCATTTTCTGAACTTGATTTTGCTCTTTTGAGTTCAAATCCAAATAGTCTTAAAATACTATTATCGTCTGCCATTATATTTTCCTATTTCTAAGTTCCCTTCGGTATAAGAGGCGGGGAATAACCCCGCCCCTATTCATATACTTATAATCAGATTAACTATAACTAATTATGATGTTGTATCAGATTCCCAATATTGAATCTGGAATTCAACCGCAAACTCTTCAATTGTATCATTCGCTTCATACGAAAGGTCAATTGCGCTTAATGCGGTTGGGAAACAACCTCTAAAATTATACTTCTTAATAGTTGAACCATCTCGGTCTAACTGTTCAACGATAAGGTCTGCCTGATAATCAACAGGGTTTGTTATCCCTGTGTTAGCAGTATGACCATTCATACCGTTCATCCAACGTTCAATTGAGTTACGAACTTTAAAGTCTGTATCGTTAATGATTGTTGGTGTCCAAGCTTCAAATACTCTGTCACCTGCCATCTGTAGTGTTCTACCACGGAAAGCAACAGGGATTGGAGAGATGTTTGATGAGGGGAGTTGTGCCGCTTTACATAAGAAAGAGGTTAGTTCCACATCACCACCTGCATACGCAGGGAAGTTAACAGTTGCCTTAAAAAGATTGGGACGAGCGCCCCCACCTCTGAGTTTGGACTTGAAGTCATCTACGCCTAATATTGCCATTGTCTATATCTCCTTAAACCGTGCCAACGACTTCTTCAAACTCTACACCTGTTCTAACAGCAACAAAGTTAAGTGTTACATAGTTAATTGAGTGTGACGGTTTGATGAAGATGTTCGCAACAAATTTGTTTGCCTCTACGACACTAGGAGGATTATTAGTTGAATCGCATATTACTTTAAAGTCTGTAAGTCCACGACGACCTTTAATCTCGCGTAGGAATGGTTCAATAATGTTTACGAACTCTGCGCGAGTAAACTCGTCATTGAATTCAAACATTACGTTTCTTCCTGCCGCACCTATTGCGCGTTCTATACCCAAGAACAATCTACGAACATTAATTCTATCGAATGCTGTTGGTCTTGAAGCGTTCGTTTTATCACCGAACAACATAATTCCTTCTGCAGGAATGTTTGCTATTGGGTTGATACCTACTTTGTATAACGCATCTCTTTCTGCCTTTGTAGGAGAAAGAACGATATCTGTTATTCCAAGATATCTACCGCGTCTTGAACCAGCGGGTGAGAACCAACGTGCCGCAACTAAGTCTGTTGCCGCCATAAGTCCTGCCGTTGAAGAACATGCGGGTATCTTGATGTACTTATCGTTATACTTGTCATATACTTTTAAGAAGTTATTGTCTTGTACGAAGTATGTTGACTTGGTGTATGTGTTGTTACATGCGAGAACAGCAGCGTTAGTACCTGTATCTACAACTGCAGTACGTGAAGGCGATGCGACTGCAACACAATCTTTACGCAATTCTGCGGTAGCAATCAAATCATTTACAACTGTTGTTGCGTCTGATGTTGATGTAACTGAAGGTGAGATTAAGAAATCTACTTCAATATTATCTACATCTTCGAACTTATCGTATCCACGAAGAACATCATCTGTTCCTAATGAAGCAGATGTTACGCCACCCGTGAACGACCAATCAGATTGTGCTAGTTCAGTAGGGTGAGTAGAAGCAAAATCTTCTGCTCCGGTTGTAGCGTTATTGCCCCATTGCGCACCGATAAGGTCAGAAGTTCCTGCAGTAGCGCCTGTGTGACCTACTCCGGCATATACCCACTGAGACCTATTTTTTAATACGTCTTTGAAGTATATTGATGAACCTTCAGAGTTCTTTGCGTTTTTAGCAACTGATAGGAACGGATATGTTTCTAGAACAGTTCCTGCAGTACCTGAGATGAGACCATCTTCGTCAATAACTGCGATATGGACTTCGTCATTCTTACCACCTAATGCGGATACGAATGAGGATGTTCCTGGTTTTTCATCGAAGTTATCTTTATATGCCCAAGCATTAAATGCTGTCGAACTACTATCAGAGTGTGAAGCAACCATAGAAACTTT